AGAAACAGATTAAAAGCATATGAAGTATGGAATAAATATGGTCTAAATATAGAAGAGACAGAAGAGTATGAAAAAGGTCATGTATTTCAAACTCAGTTTCAAGATGTATTATTCAGTAGAATAATGCCGAATCTTAAAAAGATAGGACTATTACGAGAAGAACTTACGCCTGAATATGAGAAACTAGGTGTTATGGGTTATGCAGAAGGTGATAGTGATTATGAAACAAGTTGGGAAGAACTTAGTAAACCATTGAAGGAGGCAGTATGACAAGTGAAATAATTGATGTGTTAATTAAACAATGCGAAGCAGGCATTGAAAGACATAAAATGAATGTAAGAGTGCTAACTGAAAAAAGAGTTGGTCTTGCAGAACATGGTGATTTGATAGTGACTATTGAAGAAGAACTAGACAAGATTGCACACTACGAAGATAGACTAGAAGTACTAAAAAAACACTTTACATAATCTGCCTAATACTGTATAATAGGCAGTTTATAGGAAATATATTATGGTAAATTTAGAATCAATACTTGCAGAGTGGAAAGAAGATTCACAGATATCAAAAAATCAATTAGATGAAGTATCTAGAATCACACCTGCATTGCACTCAAAATATCTAGAGTATCTTTCACTTACTAAACTCAGATTAAAAAGAGCAGAGTTTGACCAGAAAAATCTATTAAAAGAAAAATGGTTATATTACGAAGGTAAAATGCCACAAGAAGATATAGAGAAAAGAGGTTGGAAAGCAGACCCATATGATGGACTTGTTATCACAACAAAAGGTCAGAAAGAAAATTGGTATGATACTGATAAAGAGATTCAAGATTCTGAATTAAAGTTGCAATATTTACAGACAACTATTGAAACACTAACTGAAATAGTAAACAATCTTACATGGCGACATCAAACGATATCGAACATGATTAAGTGGAGACAATTCGAAACTGGAATATAATGCGACCTGCAAATACTATAGAGATTGGTCTCAAAGACCATTCGATGATGTTGATAGATGCCGAAGGGCATCAACTCAAAGAATTATCTGAATACTTTTCATTCTTTGTCCCTGGGCATAGATATATGCCAGCATTTAAACGTAGAGTCTGGGATGGCAAAATAAGATTATTTAATCAAATGACACGTGAGTTAAATGTCGGTCTATATCCACATATAAAGAAGTTTGCTCTAGACAGAATGTACCCAATTCAACTTGTCGATAATGACGAGTATGGACACCCCGAAGTAAAAAATAAAATACAACACAAGTCTTTAATAAAGTATCTTGACAGTCTAGATGCACCATTTGAGGTACGAGATTATCAGTACGATGCAATCTCACATGGTATAGAAAACAAACGATGCTTATTATTATCACCGACTGGTAGTGGTAAATCATTTATCATTTACAATTTATTACGTTGGTATTATGATAATCATGACAAGAAAATGTTAGTTATTGTTCCGACAACAAGTTTAGTAGAACAATTATATAAAGACTTCTATGAATATGGGTTTGATGTTGACAATGAAGTGCATCGCATTTATTCTGGTAAAGATAAAGTGACTGACAAACGTATTATCATTTCTACGTGGCAATCTATCTATCGACTTAAGTTTGATTGGTTCGAACAGTTTGGTGCAGTCTTTGGTGATGAAGTCCATTTATTTAAAGCAAAATCATTGACTGGTGTAATGAACAAATGTAAAAATGCAGAGTATCGTTTTGGTACCACAGGTACTCTAGATGGAACAGAAACAAATAAATTAGTATTAGAAGGATTGTTTGGTCTAACTCATAAAGTTATTGCAACACGTGATTTACAAGTACGTGGTACTCTTGCTGGTTTAGATATTAACGTTCTATTGTTAAGATATCATAATGACGTATGCCACATGATGAAAGGTAAGACATATGCAGAAGAAGTAGATTATATTGTACGTCACGAAAAACGAAACAAGTTTATTAAAAACATGACACTAGATTTAAAAGGCAATACTTTAGTTTTATTTCAGTTTGTCGAAAAACATGGTAAAGAACTTTTCGAAATAATAAAGAAAGATGCAGACAAAGACCGAAAAGTTTTTTACGTATCTGGTGAAGTAGATGCAAAAGATAGAGAACAAATAAGAGGTATAGTTGAAACACAAAAGAATGCGATTATTGTTGCATCATTAGGTACATTTAGTACAGGTATTAATATAAAGAATCTCCACAACATTGTTTTTGCATCGCCTAGCAAGAGTCAGATAAAAGTATTACAGTCGATTGGTCGTGGTTTGCGACAATCAGATGATGGCAGTAATACAACTTTGTATGATATAGCAGACGATATGCATGTGAAGTCACACAAAAACTTTACATTGAGACATAGTGGAGAAAGAATAAAGATATATGCGAAAGAACAATTTCCATATAAAATTATTCCTATCAATTTAAAAGGTGATAAATAGTAGTATGGAAGTAAAACATTTTAAGTTAGACACAGGAGAAGAACTTTTGTGCGAAGTGGTAGAATGGCATGATGAAGAAGGGTTTGAAGACGAAATAATAATTCGTAAAGCGGCCAAATTAGTTTACACTAAAACAACAACTGGTATACCTTTTTATTCACTACGCCCATGGATGGTGTATCAAGAAAACATTTCAGATGTTATGACGTTAGATAGAAATCATATTGTCGGTATGGCAACGCCTCCAGATTATTTAGTAATACAGTGGGAAGATGCTATTCTAGATATGCAAGAACTTCATAATCAAAGACAGAAAGAAACATTTGAAAAAATGAAAAGTTTTTATGAAAAAGCAAAAGATAAACCTGTATCAGAATTGATTGGAGATTTATTAGATAATATAAAAGAAAGTATACCGAAAGAAGGATATGAAGATAATGTAGTTGAATTATTTCCTAAAAAAGATGGTGATGATTCAGATACAATTCATTGAGTATTCAGCGCCCCGGCGAACTTTAAAGATTATACCACACAAAACATAAATTGTCAACCATTAATTTAAAGATTGACTAAATATGTAACATAGAGTATAATATGGAGAAATGAAAATGACAAAAGCGAGTGAAAAACCACATTACGTAAACAACAAAGAGTTTTCTTTAGCAGTAGTAGATTATTGTGAGAAAGCAGAGAAGGCAAAAAAACAGAAATCAAAAAAAGTGCCAATCGTACCTGATTACATTGCAGAATGTTTTCTAAAAATAGCAGAAGGGTTATCACATAAATCAAACTTTATAAGATATACGTATCGTGAAGAAATGGTCATGGACGCCGTAGAAAATTGTTTAAAAGCAATTAAAAACTATGATATTAAAACTGCAACAAGAACTGGTACACCAAATGCATTTGCATATTTTACTCAGATATCTTGGTATGCATTCTTACGTAGAATTGAAAAAGAAAAGAAACAACAAGACATTAAGTTAAAGTACATCGCCAATGTTGGTATAGATGATTTAGTTGACATACAAGATGGTGATGTTAATCCAGACGAATCTACTGCATTTGTAGACAATCTACGTTCAAGAATCGATGGTGTTAGAGCAAACGATTTATATTGGAAAGATATTGTTACAGAAGAGAAAAAGAAGACAAGAAAGAGACGTGCAGTAAACGTTGATTCAGATTTAAAAGATTTCTTAAAGTAGGTATACAGAACCCCCCGGATAAGTCTCTAGTCTATAGTATATATACGAACTAAGTTTTTCAGAACTGAACTGACACGCCACACCCACATGACGATACTTCTTTAGGGTTTATTATCTTAAAATACTCGTTGATTCCGTCAACAACCCAATCTAAAGTAGAACCTTCTAGATATGGCAATGATACTGCATCTACTACTATATTGAACTTTCCGTAATCTAAAACAGTATCGCTTTCAGCAATGGACTCAACATATTCAATATAATACTCAAAACCAGCACACCCACCACCAGTGACCCCAAGACGAATACCACTTCGATTGCCTGTCTCCGTTCTCTCAATCGCCTTAGATATCGCTCCATCTGTTAACTCAATAACCATAACCGTTTGGGTCTTCCCATCTTTCTGGTTGATTATGTTTTCTATGCTTAGTCTTTTCTTCCCAATCTTCTACTGCACGTTTAATACCTTCTTCTGCAAGAACAGAACAATGCAATTTAATCGCAGGAAGTTCTAATGCTTCGGCAATGTCTTTATCTTTTATGAGTTTTGCTTCTTCGATAGTTTTACCTTTTAGCATTTCGACAAACATCGTTGATGATGCTATCGCACTACCACACCCATATGTTTTAAACTTAACATCTTCGATTACATCTGTTTCTGGATTAAGTTTGATATCTAGTTTCATTACATCACCACATGCTGGTGCGCCTACTAATCCTGTTGCAACATTCGGGTCTTTTGGGTCAAATCTACCCACCGCATGTTTTTCT